GTTATCTGTACTACTATCACCTCCCCAATCAGTGTACTTATTTATCTCTTTATCGTAAATTTTATTTGCCATAAATATTTATTTAATATTTCTCCATCCTTCCTTATTAATCCACCCTTTATTATTCTTCCAGAAACCACTACCAAAACACCCTTTAATAGCTTCCCATATTATAGTAGTACCTTTTCTTATTTCTTGTATAACTTGTTTACCAAGATATAAGGATTCTATGTTTTTGAAATCAAATAAAAGCATTACTCTAATATAAAATAAAAGGTTTCGGGATTCTTTAAAACAAGTTTATTATATTCATCTTCTGTCATTACAACAAACTTATCCTCTATATATTTATGAACTCCTCCACTAAACACAGCATTTTGACTATCTTTAGTAGGTTTTAAATCAAAAGGTACACCTCCAGCTTCTATTACTTTAGCATCAATTTTTCTATCTACATCTTCAATATGTGATTTATTAACTTCGATTAGTGCATTCTGAGTCCTTTGGTCACTATCTATATCAGTCTTCCATAGTTCAAGATTGGTTATTCTTGAATCATTAACTGTTATGTAATTGTAAATGTCATAAGAATTAACAAATATTGAACATTCCCAATCCTTTATTTCGGTATCACTACTTCTGATTATAGTATTAGTATAGAATGTAATATTGTAGCTATTCTTCACACTATCTGATTCCTGTATAATAGGAATATCAATAAAATCATCAACTACTCCTACTATATATACATACTGACCTTTAGTAGGTAATTCTTTATTATGTCTTATAATAGTATAAGTATTATCTCGTTTTACTACTGTACATAAACCTAAATCATCTACACTCTTTGCATTATTATCAATAGCTATAACAAATATTTCTTTATCAATATCCTCACTAAATGTTATAATTTTTGTTCTATAATTTATAGATGTTACTTGTACACTACTTGCAAATATTTTAAATGGTCTTCCTTTGAAATCAGTCTTCTTTACCCATGTGTTATTTTCTACTGAGAATATATACTCTGTATCTTCATCTATAACATAACAGTGAGTACCTTCATTAAATGTACCTGGTTTAAGCAAATAGAGGTCTCCTTTATTTTTTACTATTCTATAATTATGAGCCTGAATAGCCAGGTAATCCAACACTTCTTTAAGGTTGGATATACCAGGCAATGTATCTATTTTTATTTTAACATCTTCAGGAGATACTTTATCAAATGTTATCCAACCTCCATTTTCATAATAAAGTAATTTTCCTTTATGATGCCATATAACATGTATGTCTTCAGGTTCTTCTTCAGCTTGTATTATTGCTCTAAATTTTCTCATTTTTTAGCACTAGCTGTTGGTTTATTCAACTGTTTTCTTTTAAGCTCAGCATCAGTTTTAGCCTTGCTCTTGTCAAATGCTAGTCTTTCTCTATCTAGCTTGAGTCTTTCATCGAACTGTCTCATTTTCTCTAATAGATTGGCTCTAGCCTCTTCAGTAAATTCTGGCTCTTCAATACCATCATCCTGATTCATCATAGCTAGTCTGTCAGCCTCAGCTTGTGAGTTGATTTCAGCTACAATAATCTTAGTTTCGTTATTCTCAGAGTTCATTTTATACTCTTGCTCCATCTTAGCCTACTGTAACTGGGCTTGCATCTGAGCCTGTTGTTGCTGAGCTTCCATTTGTTGCTGCTGCATCTGCTGCTGTCTTTCCATTAACTCTACCTCATTCTTCTCAACTAGTCTTTGCTTTTCAGCAAGTGAAGAACTGTTGTATAGTTTCATAATAGTCGAGAAGTTGAGAATTTGGTTCTACAGAGCAGCCTGGGCAAGCATATCCATTTTTTGTTGGAGTTCTTGCAGACCATTGCTATTGTCAACTACTAGACCATAGTCAGCCTCAGCAAACTCATCTCCATCAATATTCATTATCTGGATAGAACCATCGGACAATAGATATTGGAACTTCTTTGACCTACCCTTGAGTGCAATCTTTGCTGTCTCTAAAAATGCCTCAAGTGTTCTCTTCTTGACGTCGTCATGTATTAGGAAGAGATACTCAGTAATATGGGAAGATTGAAGTGTAGCTCTCTCAACACCACCTACTGTTTCTCTATTGGCAACCTGACCTTCTCTTTGTTTAGTAATACCAGCAACTTCAGACATCTCCATCTTGATAAATTCAAGTAGATTTGTGTACTGCTGTATAGTATTTCCAAGCTCTGCGTCAATGACTCCACTACTAGCATTGTTAAGACCTCCAGCAAGTTTTCCTGTAGCAGCCCCTTTGTTTCCCTCTTTGAAGCTATCCACTACCGCAATGTTATTAGTCTTAGCAAAGTATAGCCACTTTTCTACATCCCATTTTTCTGGAACTTTAGCTAAATCCAAAGTAATTATCTTGCCCCAGTTTTTAGCAATAAGCTTGTTAAGTCTGTCATGGATTACATCGTAAAGGTAGTTGTAAGGTTTCATCATATCTACCAAAGAGAAAGGTCTGCTATCATTGATATTGTAGATAGAGCCAATAATACCAAAGTGACACCTTGACGGGTTGGAGAGCCTATTATACTAAATAACTCTAGGTCTCATATTAACATAGATGTCTGAGCCTATCTTTGTACCCTCCCAAGCTTCATTAATCCAGAAGATTTCTTCCTCTTCTCCCTAATCCTTTTTGAGAATATAAGTTTCAGGATAGAAGTTGAAAAGCTCCTCGCCTGTCATTGGGTCATATGACTTAACCTTCTTAATCTTCCTTAACGACTTCCAATATACTCTAATAACCCTTATATTGCCAAGAGCGTCAAATGGAGCCAAGTTGCTATTGATACTATCTGCATTACCTATTGGGTCCCAGAAAAACCCATCTTGCATAGTAGCTTCTTCTCCAACAAAGACTCGATTTACAAAACCTTGTCTTTCATCAATATTATCCATAGAGTCTGTGGCACCCCCTGAAACATTGCCCTGGGATTTTTCAATGTATTCAATATCTTTTCTAGATAGTGAATCATAGAAAGTGTCAATGACTCTGCTAGGACTCCAATAGTCTTCAATGACTATCATACCAGCATCTTCAATCCTGTTGCTGTAACCAGACTTGAATACCCTAATCTTGAGGGGATTTATCTTTTCAATAGTAGGCTCACCTCCTACAATATCACATTGATAGATTTCTTCGCCCACTGTCATACCATCCATAAATCCCATATTAAATAGGAAGGGGATATTGTATTCTTTGGTATAGTGAGAGAGAAGTGCATTGGCTCTTATTTCTCTGGAATCTTGCCATTCAAATGTAAAGTAGTCATTTATCTTCTCAAGCTCCTGATTAAACTCATCTTCAGACTGAGACTTGTCAGCAATAGCCTATTGAAGCCTTGCATTTAGCTCCTCCTTCCTAGTATTCTCCTTTTCTGAAATAGCATTAGGATTAGTAATCACAACCCTATAGTCAAACACTCTTTTAGATTCCTCACCTCGAAGTACTGACAGTTTAGAGTTCATTATAGGATAATGTTGGATTCTGTCAGGAATAAACCCTGCCTATATATTATCAGGATTTATAACCATTGCAAGGTCTTCCATATGAAGTTTTCCCTAAAGAAGGTCATAGTTTATCTTCTTATGGATAATGCTCTTTCTGACTAAAGAGTGGTTGAAGAAGGTCTTAGAGTCTGCCCAATCCAGATGCTTCTTCCTCCATACTTTATTCTTGCGAGTAAAGGATAGAGCCTATTGGGGTAAATTTATTCTGTCACTCATATATTTCTTCAACTTAAATTGTATGCAAAGTTATATATAACTCAGCAATTAAACAAGTAATTAACTAAAAAATTAACCGAAGCTTATTGAATTAGCTAAATTTACTGAATTACCAGTTGGTCTTCTATAGTTTCGTTCAAAAAAATCATCAGCTTCTAACCCTCTTGACACTGATTCCCGTAATTCTATCTTACCATTATAGAGAATCATTTTCTCCTCTCTGTATAACATAACCATACCTAGTGCCCTGATTCTATCCACATTGATTTCTGGATTAAAGTCTATTAGCTCTCTCAGTAATGCTCTATTTCTTATAAAGAACAGATTAGGCACAGTTCTGTGGACTTCTTCTCCATTTTCTTCTGTTGCTATATCTACAGGTTTGAGTAGCCATTCTCTAATAAGATTGTTGGCATAATTGTTTATAGCTGCGCTAGCATTAACACCTTTAGCATTACTTCCAAAGCTACTATATTTGATAAGTTGTTTATCTCTTAGATATTCAGGAGTGTCAGCTAAGAGATGGGTACAATTCATTTTTTGAAAGTACGCAAAGAGACCTTTCTTATTGCTTTCATATAGACACTTGGCATTGTAGAACAAGCAAAGTAGTCTTACTATTTCAAAGTTATCTTCAGCAAATTGCTTTCTTCCAGTATACTCTGCTACGATTTTGTCAGTGAATAAGTCTAATACAAAGGTGGAGGATAAGGAAGAGGAGATAGCCTAGTCATTATCAACAGGGTCGTGTCCTATTATATACCTCTCTGGATATATCTTTCCATATTGGTCTTTCTCTGGCATATTGAATATTTCAATAGCACCAGGGGTATCATTAGAAATAGGGAACTCCCTAATAGGAATATCGGCAGATGGTGTGAATTGAACTTCTCCCTTTGGGTCAAGATATAGATTCCCAACATATACATCATCGTATGCTCTGCTATCAGAATCTATCTACGTAAGTCTCTCAGTAAGAGCAGCTACTGGGAAGTATGCAGCCTTTACTTTGATAATAGCTTCTGCTGGAGTAATCGGGTCTTCTGCTATAACTCTAAGTACAGACTGTGGGTCAGCACTATATTTGGCTACATACCTAGCCATTAATATCTAAACTAATGCTTTTATTACATCAGATACTCCATCTTTATTATAACAGCCTGCTCGGTTTATATATGAGGGAAAGAAGAACCCAAATTCAGGTCTACCCTAATTAACTTTGTCATAGACATTCTTTGTATAATATATACGATAACCCTTTGGGTTGTACAACAATGTCTTAGCAGAACTAAAGTCTGCCTCATCATTATTGGCAGTACCCAATAAGTACATTAAAGCGAATGCAAAGTCACCGTCTTCTACAGACTTTCTAGTAACATCATATAGTTCTAGTAACCCTTTGAAGTTACCCATCTCCTCAAAAAGAATCCAACCACGCTTACCACGAAGTTTATCAGAATTATCCTTGGCAGACACTGCAACTACCTGATTCAAAGACCCCTTCTCTATACCATACTCATCTTTGTATCCCATCTGCCAAGTCATCTCATTTGGAGAGTTCTTAAGCATCAGTCTTGGCCAAGGAGTATTGCTGAATATAAAGTTTATTTCTGGTCTAAACTTAGATAGAGTACCATCCTTACTATCACTCAGATATTCCTTTTCATAAGCAGTAAGTACAGAGATGACCCTTCGCCTTGATTCCTCATTTTCGCCAAGAATCAAGTTGTGAGATAGAATAGATGCCAGACTATAAGACTTACCGCTTCCACGCTTAGCAAGTTCTATAGCGTGTTTACCAGCTTCCCTAGCTTGATATAGATAGTGGAAACGCCAATATATCCCTTCAAAAAAGAAGGGAAAAGATTCTTTTCTAGTTGCCTTATTAGACCCATTTTTATACTCATTTACTAGCATTGGGCAATAGTTGAGGAACCAGTACAGCATACCTGTTACCCATTCCCCATCTGATTCTCTCACATAGCCCTCCCAACACCTTCTCCTCTCTTCATCCCAGAACTTCCTGTATTCGCTATTAGGATTACTGTTAGGTTTTAAGAAGGTATAGCAACCGTGCTTCATATAGTGGAGAGCTGCTGGTCGGAAATAATCAGCATTCTCTATTATATGAGGCTTGGTTATATCTACTATAATTCTCCCCTTATCATCTCTTGGGAGGTCTTTTGCGTAGGGCCTATCAGGTGAAATTAACCACCTGATAAACTCCACATTGTTTATAACATCCACTAACTACTCCTGCACTTCATCTGGAAGAGACTATAGAAGTTCATCAGTTATTGGTGTCTAGTATTTGTTTAGTTCCATTACACTTCAGCATTACCTTCTTTAGGAAATCTAACTCTATATCGTTCAAAGCATTTGCGCTATTAACCTTGTAGGTGTACTCTTCTTTATGGAAGAGATTACAGGCTTTTCCTTGTCTTGAATACACTTCCAAGGTATATTTGCAATATACTTTGAATGTTGGATTAGGCTCTGAAACTCTTCGTACTATAAACTTATGCCCAGTTACCTCTCCTAGTATTCTTATTACATCTTCTAGTTTCATTTATCTTTCTTCATTACAAATCTTCGTACATTGATTTTTCCTGAGCACCCCTAACTTTATCACTCTGAGCAATTTCTTTAGCCAACGCTCTTTCAGCCTCATCCAAATCTTTTACTAGTGAAGGAATTTGCTTAATTGTGGAAGTGATTGTATTAAGTGTATATATGGGTCTCCCTTTATCATCTACCTCATTCAGATTGATGTTTCTAAGAAGTGTTCTCAACTTATCTACCGCAACCCTAGTGTCTTCTAGTAGTAAGGCAGCGGCAGGTTTGAACTTGGAGAAATAAGCAGCGGCTTCTTTGACTGTATCATCAGGTTCCCAATTCTCTGGCATTCCCTCACCAATCTTTATTTCCCTACTTCTTTTCTCTTCATCAATATATATTTGGTAGTCACTTCTTATGTCATACATGAAGTAGATGTACCCCAGCTCTTGGAGAGCCTTGCTCTTATCTTTACTCTTATCTCTTGTCCATATCTTCTTGAATGGGGCGAGAGTGAGCAACTCTGGCTCTATGGTAAGATTGTAACCTTCGTACTTTATAAGTCTCATATATCAAAAAAATAAACCCACTTAGTTGAAAACCAAGTGGGTTGAGTTAAACTTTAGTCTGTCACGATACTATTGTTTGGGTGGATTATTCCAGAATCCTTTTGCTCCTCTTCCCACTCTGAAACAATATATTCAATGTCTGATTCTTGTAGTAAGAGGCAAGGCTTTCCGTCTACTTCAATAGTATTGAACTGATACTCTACCACTGGGTTTGAAGTAACCACCCCATCTTTTAATGACCCTTCTCTGTATTTCTTTACAGCGTAGTTTTTTGGGTCTACTTTGACAAGGTCTCCTACCTTGATATTCCTAACCATCTCTCCTACTTCTAGGACTTCTTGGAACTCTTTCAAAGAACCTTGTACTTTCCTTGGGTCAATAACTAGTCCTGACAACTCATCCATTGAGTAGACTCTGGCAGTAGTTAGGATTCTAGTAAATAGCGGCTTGATTTTTTTTATCTTAATCATTCTTGTTTCTTAAAGTTTGCATACATCTATACCTCTCTTTTATTTTAGAATACCTCTCGTAAGTACAAGTCAGTTTTCCTATAGAGGGTATATTTACATTAGTTTGTAACTAGTTGAACTCCTCTTCAGTTAAGTCTTCTTTAAGTGGTAAGCTGGACAATTTGTCTCTGATAGCTAACCAATAAGACTTATATACCTTATCCACTACCTTGAATGGCAAGTTTAGTTTTTTAGATAAACTTTCTACAGCTTCTTTATACGTCATTATTCAAATCAAAATGAAGCAACAGTGAGAAAGAGTCTCTACCTTCAACAATGTTTGGTATGAACTTCGGGTTAATTCTGTTATCAACTATAACCTTACTTTTCCTAAGTCTTGTCATAATAACTTGCAGATGAGATGAAGCTATATTACACTCAGCCATAATCTTCTTTCGAGTATCTTCGCTAAGGAGAACCCTATCAAGAATCTCATCATCAGTAATTACCTTGCTAAGTTCATATCTATTTCTTAGAAGGGAAGTAGCAATCTGCACTTCCCTATCTGAGAGATTGTGGAAAGGTCTAAGGAACTCCAGCCAATATCTGAAAAACTTTCCATTTAGTGAGGTAGGGATGCGGATTACATTGTTAATCTTATCCCTCATGTTCATCACTCTGCTACTGCTGATTCGTCCTTAGTTTCTGTCTGTTTTGGGGGAGTCATAAGTTCAACAATCTCATCTGCACAAGTGTTGACAAACTCGCCGCTGAAACTGGTCTCAAACTCTAATACCTTGAATAGATAATCGAGTCTTTTGAACATATTTGCCATATTCTGCATCTGACCATAGAGGTTGTTTACCTGCATAGACAGCTGCCTGTTCTGTGATGAGAGTTCTGTTGCTACTTTTTCAAGTTCTTCGTAAGAAAGTTTCTTCTCTTCCATAGTTAATTCACTTTATTATTGAGATAGTAAAATCCATATTTCTTCTTATACATTTCTTCCCACTCACGTATATGAGCTTCCCCAATGTCTATACAGGAGCAGTGGTCACAATACATCAGCTCTTCAATACCTGCATCCCTTATATTTAAGGATAGGCAATGTTTACAGTAGAAGACTGGAATATTATTATAGTCCTCTTTGGTTAGCTAGTTCTGCATATATTCCCTTCTTATCTTCGTTAATCTTTCTACCCAATGTAGGTTTTCTATTATTAAAAGGTCTAGAAGGATATACTACTCCATGAGGACTGACATGGCCTCTTCTCATAGCTCTCCAAACAGATTTGAACTTACTAGTTGCTTCAAATGTCAGAAGCAGAGTCTTGCCTTGGTGTGGCTCAAGCCTGTTTTTCTTCTTTTCCATAGTAATAAACCATTATATAACCTTCCCTTAACGGAAAGATACCTACAATATCTTCTCTCTGTAACTTCAACTCATTAGCAATTTTAACTATTTGCCTTATAGTTGGAGCGTCTGTAGCTGTCATAATCTTATGATTCTTCACCATACTTCTCCATTTAGTTTGTTGCGGGAGTGAGTTATGCTATATCCTAATTTTGAGCTTCCTGAAGGACTCGAACCCTCACTTCCTGTTTACAAGACAGGCTTGCTAAACCATTAACACTAAGGAAGCATTCTCCCGTGACTTATTATGGTCTCACAAGTGCAACTAGTTTAATTACTTTCTTTTCCTAGTAGCAACAGCAGACAATCTGTTTGCTCGCTTTGTTAAATCTGCGGCTTGGCTCTTTGCTGCTTTAATTGCAGCGTTCATTCTGGTCTTATCAGCTATAATCTCTTGATACCTAGCCATAGTGTCTGCATCAGACTCAGCTCTCCATCTCCTCTCTTCTGCACTAATCTTTGCCATG